TGAGGGCTTGGAAAGCGATCCGGTGCGGATAGTGACCCAATATTGGACATTTGATGGGCAGATGGTTGCCGAAGATGATCCTTGTAGCCCGCAACCCTATAGCGCTAATGCAGCGGAGCAAGACTAAGCCGGGGGCTTACAATGGGTAAAGAACTAACAGCACAAGAAGAGCTGTTTAGAGACAGATATTTGCTAACGGCTAATGTGGCGGAGTCCGCCTTGTTTGCTGGGTATGCTCAATCGGTAGCGACTAGCGCCGCATATACATGGGTAAGCGAAAGCAAGTGTCCAGACAACAAAAGGCACTTATTAAACGCCATCTTAAAAGCGAGGTTGGAGCGGTCCAAGGAGACCAAGATAGACGCTAACTGGTTGCTCCAAAGGCTAGCAGAAGAGGCTGACGCCGATGTAGCGGATATCTATACCGAAGAGGGAAGCCTTAAGCCTGTCCACGCTTGGCCCAAGATATGGCGCCAAGGATTGGTCTCTGGGATAGATACCCAGCAAGACTACGCCTATGAGGACGGCCAGAAGGTCCCGGATGGTGTCACAGTTAAGGTTAAGCTATCGGATAGGATTAAGCGCCTAGAGCTAATAGGTCGCCATATTGATGTTGGGGCCTTTAAAGATAGCGAAAGCCAGACAGTGTTGATTAAGCACATTATGCCGGTCCCTACTTGCGCTAGTGTTGAAGACTGGGAAGCTCAGGCAGCGGAATACCAGCCAGCCAATGGAGACTAAGGTAGCATGGAAGCCTCTGCCGGGGTCTCAGTGTCTTTCTCTTAGTTGTCCTTGTGACGAAATACTGTACGAGGGGACAAGAGGCCCGGGTAAGACTGCGGCGCAATTAGCCCGGTTTAGGTCCAAGGTTGGCATTGGTTACGGTACGTTTATGCGAGGGGTTATTTTTGATCTTGAGTATAAAGACCTCTCAGACCTTATTGTCCAATCCAAGCGAATGTATTACGCCTTTAACGATGGCGCCAAATTCCTTAGCTCTGCTACTGAGCTTAAGTGGGTTTGGCCTACAGGCGAAGAGCTATTGTTTAGGCATGGTAAGTCAGAGGACGCCTATTGGGGCTACCACGGGCAAGAGTTTCCATTTATTGGATTTAACGAGCTAACTAAGCAGAAGGACGACGGCCTTTATACTGCGATGTTCTCCTGTATGAGATCCTCCTTTCGCCCAGAAGACCATCCACTGGAAGACGGGACGCTGCTGCCTCCCATTCCATTGGAGATGTTTAGCACCACTAACCCTTTCGGTATTGGCCACGCATGGGTCAAAAAGCGCTTCATAACGCCAGCGCCTAGAGGTGTAGTCCAAAGATATACCCAGACAGTATTAAACCCTCAGACAGATCTAGAGGAAGAGATAACCCTAACACGGGTTGCTATCCATGGTAGCTGGCGTGAGAATAAATACTTAGACCCAAAATATATAGCGTTTTTAATGGCTATCAGAGACCCAAACAAGAGAAAGGCGTGGGTTGATGGCTCTTGGGACGTTACTAGCGGAGGACGGTTCGATCACATATGGGATGAAGCAACGCACGTTATCAAACCTTTTAGTATTCCTTCTTCTTGGCGGGTTGACCGTTCACATGATTGGGGGGAGTCTAAGCCGTTCAGTAACCTGTGGTGGGCCGAATCAGACGGGACGCCGGTTGTCATTGCGGGAAGACAAACCTCCTTTTGTCCGGGGACTCTATTCCTGATTGGTGAGTGGTATGGATGCCCACCGGACGAGTTGAATAAGGGTCTTAATATGGCCTCTATAGATGTAGCCAAGGGAGTTAAGTGGATAGATCAGCGATTAGAAGGGAAGGACGTAGAGCCTCCGCCCGGTATAGGTCGCGGTCAAGTGGCTATCATTCCCGGCATATGCAACAAGGTTAAACCCGGCCCCGCAGATCACGCAATCTTTAACACTGGCGACAACGAAAGCTCTATTGGTGATAAAATGGAGAATAATGGCGTATTTTGGCAAAGATCAAACAAAAAGCCCGGGTCCAGAATCAATGGAGCGGCCTTGTTTTGCGATATGCTTGAGTCCTCCGTCAAGGCTAAGGGGGCTGAGTCCGGTGTAGCAGAAGAGCCAGCGTTTTATGTCTTTAATAATTGCCGAGGGTGGATTGGGCGTGTTCCTATTCTTCCTCGCGACACAAAAAACCCAGATGATGTGGACACTAACGCAGAAGACCACGACTGGGATGGGACGAGATATAGGGTGCTGGCCTCTAAACGGTCCGCTATGACGATTAACATGGGAATGGCTATATAATCATGCAAAAAAACGACGTTAGTTTTAAACGAGACGAATATAAGAAGAGCCAGCCCATATGGAAGAAGTTGGACGACGTTTGTGAGGGGCAGTTGGCTATTAAAGATGGCGGGGTGGATTACCTCCCAAAGCCAAACCCTAACGATCTAAGCGCACAGAATCAGGCAAGATACTCTCATTATGTGGCCAGAGCGGTATTCTATAACGCCACAGGCCGGACGCTCCAGTTTCTTGTTGGGGCTGCATTTAGGCAGACACCACAGCTAGAAAACCCGGCTTCTCTTAACTATATATCGGATGACATCGATGGCGCAGGGGTTGGTGTATTCCAACAGGCCCAATCTACTCTGGCTAGTGTACTAAAAAGAGGACGCCATGGCTTATTGGCTGACTATCCACGGGGGCAGGGGCAGACCACAGTAGCCCAAGTCCAGTCTGGTAATATCCGAGCAACCGCCGTAAGCATTGAGGCGACAGACGTTATTAATTGGCGCTATGAGAAGCATGGGGCCGTTTATAAGCTATCCCTCCTAGTTATATCGGAAGTCTCGGAGGAGATCACTCCGGATGGCTTTGGCCTTGCGTCTATTCCCCAAATTCGAGTCCTACGACTAGATGGTGGAATGTACACACAAGAGCTATGGAGAAAGGACGGAGATAGCAAGGACTGGGTTATCTTTGAGCCTCCTTGGGTTATTAAGTCCGGGAACGGGCAGCCTTGGACGGAGATTCCTTTTACTTTTGTAGGCTCAGAAAACAACGACGCCACGGTAGACCAGTCTCCACTCTATGATATGGCCGAGTTAAACATTGCACACTATCGCAACAGCGCAGACTATGAAGACTCGGCTTTCTTTGTGGGTCAGGCACAGCCTTGGATGTCTGGGTTAAGTGAAGAATGGCGAGACCATCTCCAAGAGACGGGGATATATGTAGGCTCAAGGAACCCAATCCTACTCCCAGAGGGTGGAGCGTACGGCATAGCACAAGCACAGCCAAACACTCTAGCCAAGGAAGCAATGGACCAAAAAGAGAGGCAGATGACAGCCTTGGGCGCCAAGCTCGTCCAGCCCGGAGGCGCAGCTAAGACAGCTACAGAAGCTAAGGGAGAGCAGCAAGCTAACTATTCCGTCCTATCGCTAGCGGCGGAGAACGTCTCCAGCGCCTATACCAAGGTACTAGGCTGGATGGCCTTGTTTATGAATGCGCCCGGAGAGGCGTCAATGGAATTAAATACTGACTTTATAGAACACTCTCTAGAGCCTCAGATGCTAACCGCCTTAATTAGCGCTTACCAGTCAGGCCAATTACCAGAGTCGGATTTGTGGGGCCAGCTTAAGAAGTATGGTGTTATAGACCCAGAGAAGAACGACGACGATATAAGGGCCGAGCTTGAGCTTCAAGATGATGGCCTTGGATTAGACGATGAGCCAGATGTTGCTATCGCTGAAGATGAGCTAGATGCCAATATCTGAGCAGTTAGTTGAGCAGACAGCCCGCCACCAAGTCTTTCTCGAAGGGTTAAAGACCGGAGAGGCGAAGAAGTTTGCCGGGTTCCTTAAGCAGATGGACGCCAGCTTGAGGTCTCGGTTGTCTATGGACTTAACAGGGTTCAACCGGAAGAGGTTGGAGCGCTTGTTGGGTTCTGTAGAGTCTGACTTACAGAAGATATACAGCGCACACGGGTCACAACTGTCTTCTAGTCTTAGAGAGATAGCCCACTATGAAGCTGGATTTGAGGCTCGATCTATCGATAAGGTTGTCTCCGGATTTGAGACTGTGATACCCACAGTGGGACAAATATCCGCCGCCGTACTCTCTACGCCGTTATCGGTGCGAGGGGCTGACGGAGGCAAACTATTAAGCGCGTTCACTAGGGACTGGTCTAAGGCTGATATAACCCGAGTAACCGGGGCTATTAGGCAAGGCTTTTTTGAGGGGCAGACCAACGCCCAAATACTCAAAACCATCCGTGGAACCGCCGCTAATAAGTTTAGAGACGGCATCTTGGCAATCAATAGCCGAAACGCGAGCGCAGTTGTGCGGACAGCGGTCCAACACGCGGCAAGTGTAGCCAGACAGAAGACATGGGAAGAAAACGACGACCTAGTTAAGGGCGTCCGGTGGTCCTCTACCTTAGATGGGAGGACTTCTACTGTATGCCGGTCTCTAGATGGGAAGATATTCCCTATCAACAAAGGGCCACGCCCACCAATCCATATCCAATGTAGGTCTGGCACTGTAGCCGTATTAGATGGACGCTTTGACTTCCTCAAGAAGGGCGCCACTAGATCAAGCATGGGCGGGCCTGTAGATGCAGACGAGACCTATTACAGTTGGCTTAAAAAGCAGCCTATCGCCTTTCAGAATAAAGTCTTGGGACCACAGAGGGCTAAACTGCTTAGAGATGGCGGCCTATCTGCGGAACGGTTTGCAGAGCTTAATCTAGGGAAGACTTTTAAGCCTTTAACCCTATCTGAAATGAAGCGTTTAGAGCCTCATGCTTTCGAGCAAGCGTTTCCAGTTGTTGCGCCTAAGAAGATAGTAACGCCCAAGAAGCCACCACCAGCGCCAGTTGCACCACCACCAGTGCCAGTTGCACCACCGGCCCCAAAAGACACATTCTTTGAAGCTAAGACCACACAAGACGCCTCAGACTGGATTGTAGGAAAGGGTTACGTCGCCAAGTCGGACTATGGAAAGATGGACTTATCTGCGGCTAATGAGATCAACAGGTCCTTATATGAACACATGAGAGACTTCCCAGAGCTGGCGGGTAAAATTAGTTTTGTTGGCTCGGCGCAGTCACTTAACCGGCTATTCCACGCCGCCCGCTATGACTATTATCTAGCCTATACTAAGAAAGTCTATCCGCATCTGACCCACGACGAAGCTCGGGCGGTAGCATTACGGCGCAATAAGAAGATAAAGGTTAGCGGTGAGTATGCTTTTGCTAGAGAGCCTCACTCAATCGAGGAATTCAAAGGGCTAGACGGTGTAGGTTTTAACGAGAAGTGGTCAACCAAAAAAGGGCTGGCGAAGTTTCAGGGGAGCTTAGATAGAGATGTAGATATTAGATGGCATCCTCCGGGGACAAACAGTGTCAAGTCGGTAATGGACCACGAGCTTGGACACCAGTTGGACTTTATATTAAGGCTAGAGCATCGCCCGGACGTTGATGTTATTTACAAGAAGTGGAACAAGGACGAAACCCGCCTTAGCCGGTACGCTAAGACAAACAAAAAGGAATTTATTGCGGAGGCATGGGCTGAGTATAGAGGCACAAGCAAACCACGAGAGATAGCAAAAGAGCTAGGAGAGTTAATTGAGAAAATATACAAAGCAAGAAGGGTTAATTAATATCCCGGACGATGTTGTGGTGGAACCGCAGACTAGCGATGTCTATTACAGCGAGGACCAGATGGAGCTGGTGGCTGAGGACTATCCTTTTGAGAAGGAGGCGCTAATAAAGTCCGGACTACTGGAGGGGTAATGGCCCAATCGTCGGCAGTTAGGGCTTATAATCACTATAACGACCGGCGAAGGCTGGCGTTTTTGATGGGCGGGGCTCATCCAAACGTAGCGGGGCTACAATATGTTAAAATACAAACTGGACACACTCGAAGGCATTAACGAAGAACAGGCGGCTCTATATGAAGCTAGCGGCGATAAGTTTATCCTTAAGGTGGAAGGTCTTGATAATCCGGATGATGTTTCTGGGCTTAAAGCTCAGTTGCAAACACTACTTTCGGAGAAAAAGGAAGCAGTTAAAAAAGCAGCAGATGCAGAGACTGCGGCAGAGGAGGCTACTAGGGAAGCAGCAGCCAAGAGCGGAGACGCAACGGCACTAAACGAATCATGGAAGGCTAAGTTTGAGAACATGGTGGCGGAGAAGGAAGGGACTATTACAGCCCTTAATGGCTCGGTCACGAAGATGAAGGTCGAAAGTGTTGCGGCACAAATGGCCGATGAGATTACAATTTCGGGGAGTGCGGCACTGGTTGCGCCCCAGATATTGCGGCGACTGTCAGTGGAGAGACGCGGGGACGACTACGTTACGGTAGTGGTAGACGCACAAGGCCAACCATCGGCCACCACACTGGACGAGCTGAAACAAGAATTTGTAAACAATCCGGCTTTTGCTCCGGTTATTGTTGCGAGTAAAGCGGACGGCGGCGGGGCCAACGGAAGCAGCGGGAACGGTGGCGGGGCCACAAAGACCATTAAACGCGCTCAATTTGACCAACTAGGCAGCAACGAGAAGATGTCCTATGTCAAAGACGGCGGCTCAATAATTGAATAAAGGAAGTATATAAAATGGCAGAGCATACGCTAACCGACCTCGCTGGTGACATCTATGTGGCAGCAGACCGAGTGGGACGAGAACTTGTTGGAATGATTCCAGCAGTAACAGTTAATGGTGGCTCAGAAGCCGCCGCGCTGAATGACACCATCCGGAGTTTTGCTACTCCCACGGTGACTCCAGCAACTTTAACCCCAGCCATGACTATCCCAGAAGGGGTGGGTCAGACTGTAGCCAACAAAACAATGACGCTAGACGTAATGGAAACTGTAGAGATTCCATTTACTGGTGAAAGCATTAAGCACCTTAACAACGGCTCAGGTTTCGAGACTGTTTACGGTGACATGATTGCTCAGGCAATGCGAGCCCACGTTAATGCTATCGAGTTAAAGCTAGCTGTGGCGGCTAGAGCTAACGCCTGTCGCGCCTATGGTGCAGCGGCGACCGTTCCTTTCGCTACTTCTAACGACTATACAGAAGCATCCAACATCCTCAAGATTCTTAAGGATAACGGAGCGGGCGCATTTGATAACCAGTTAGTAATCAATACTGGTGCTGGCGCTAACTTCTTGGGCAAACAATCAGCAGTTAACTCGGCTGGTACTGATTCAATCTTGCGCCAAGGCGTTATCTTGGATATTGCTGGTATGCCCATCCGTGAGTCTGCCCAGCTTGGTAGCCATACTGCGGGCACTATGGCTGGCGGTAAGACTAGCGCCGCTGGTTATGCTGTTGGTGCTACTACTTTGGCGTTTCAGAATGCCACAGGTACTGGCGTTATGGTTGACGGCGACGCTTTCACCATCGCTGGCGACACGAACATCTATGTTGTAGAGACGGCCACTTTTGCCGGTGCTAACCCAGCAACAGGCGACACCATTACAATTGCTTCTCCCGGTTTGCGTCAAGCTGTCCCGGGTACTAACCAAGCAATTACCATCATTGCAACGCACAACAACAGTCTCGGCTTTTCACGGACTGCGGTAGAGTTGGCAATGCGGGCGCCCGGCGACCCGGTTGGTGGTGATGCGGCTAGCGATATGATGACCGTTACAGACCCCCACTCTGGTTTGTCATTCGGCATTAGCGTCTATAAGGGCCGTAAGAAAGCCATGATAGCCGTAGATGCTCTATATGGCGTCAAAGTGTGGAAACCTGACCATGTAGCTCTGCTTATTGGTTAAGTGTTTTACTGCTGCCCATTCTAGCGAGTGGGTAGCATTAATAACATTGAGGCAAGACAATGGCGCAAGGTATATTACTGTCCACAGTAGAGGACCAGTCAGGGACGAACCCGAAGGTTGTAACTTACTCCGACCCGCTGCCGACAAAGGATATGGGCGGCTGGTCATCTCATGCAGAGGATGAGGTGCTTTTTTCGTATGGGGACATTGTTAAGGTAAAGCCAAAAAGCCTCCTGAAATTCGGTGAAAACACAGTGGTAGGTACTGCTGAAGCAACTGTAATGGAATTCATCGATGCTGAAATTAATGAAACTTATGTAAGCACTAATGCCATAACAAGCATTATATCGGATGGAGCTAATACTCAGGACGTTCGTATCGAAGGGCATACTATCTCAGGTAATGACCTAACCTTTGTTGTTCAGACTGTAACGCTCACAGGGACCACAGCAGCCACTCTAGGTACAGCCCTAGCAAGAGTATCAAGAATATCAAACGAAGGCAGCACAGCGCTGGCGGCTGCCTCTAAAGTTTACGTTTATGAGGGTGGGGCCGTTACTGCGGGCCAGCCTGACGTGGGAAGCACAGTACACATCGTAATGTCAGCAGGAGAAGAACAATCCCTAAAGGCAAGCACAAGCCTATCTAGCACTGATTATGCGTTCATAACTGACATTTACGGAAGTATTGAGAAGCAAGGGGCGGGTGCTTTTGCAACAATACGCCTCAAGGTGAGACGGCCCGGTGGTGTGTTCCAAACCAAGTTTAAGACCGGCGTGGCTACAGATGGGGCGAGTACCTTTAACCAGCAATTCGAGCCTTATCTTATAGTCCCAAAGAATTCAGACATTATTATAACCGCAGAAGCGTCAACCGCAACCACAGCTATTTCTGCCGGTTGGAATTCGGTGCTTGCGGCCATTCAATAAGGTCTATGCAGCTACTTAGTGGGGGCTGGGCTTGGGGCCTTGTCCCTTTTTTTATGCTTGGCGGTCAACTTTATATGTGCGCTCTAGGGGGCGCCTAAATAAGTTATAATTATTAACTGAATAGAGGCGCACGAATGGCACTAATAATAGAAGACGGCTCCCAAGTATCTGGGGCTAATAGTTACGTTACTTTGGCACAGGTCCGAGCCTATGGGCTGTCTAGGGGCGTGGCTCTATCAGAGGCGGATGCCACTCTGGAGGCTCAGGTTATCGAGTCTATGGATTACTTAGAATCCTTTGCTGATAGGTTTAAGGGCGAGCTTGTGGCCAGAGACCAGCCACTGTCTTGGCCTCGCATTGGTGCTTATATCGAGGGATGGAACTGGACGAGCGTAGAGATACCGAGGCAAGTGTTAAACGCCGTTTATTCTCTAGTTTTGGAAGTCCACGCCGGAGAAGACTTATTTAACCCTACAGCGGCAGCCCTCCCAGCTATAAAGAAACGAGTTGAGGGCGCGGTGGCAGTAGAGTACGCAAATCCGGGCCAGTCACTAAAAGTTAAGAAGACCCAAAAGTCCCGGACTCATATCCTTTTGTTGTTGAGAAATAGCGGCCTTTCTGCGGTGCGGACATAATGTCCTTTTATTCAGACATGGCAGCGGTGGCTAACGAGCTTCTCTTGGAGTTTGGGGAGGCGATAACGCTACGCAGGACCACGCCGGGAACATTTGACGGGGCCACGGAGACAGAAACCGGGGCTACTGTTGCAGACCTCGCAACACTTGGAATCCAGTCTAAATACGCGCAGGGGCTTATTGATGGGACCCGGATACAATCCCAAGATAAACTGTTTATTTTAGATGACACGCAAATACCAAGCGTTACAGACCAGATTAAAGTTGGCTCTGTATACTGGAGCATCGTAGACGTTAAGCCAGTAGAGCCAGCCGGGGTTCCTTTGGTTTATTTCGTTCAGGCTCGGTTATAATGAGCTTTAGCGGAGACCTAAAGAAGTTTAGGTTGAAGATTGAAGGCCAAGATGACGAGATTGTGCGGGGCGTGGAGTTGGCGCTATTTTCTGCGGTTATAGATGACACTCCTGTCGATATGGGTCGGCTTAAAGGGAATTGGATGGGCTCGTTTGGCTCTCCGGCTCAAGGCACACTTGAAACCGATGACCCAAATGGCAGCGCTACTAAGGACAAGATGATGAGCTTGGTGACAGGCGGCCCCAAGGGTGGACGGCTGACTTATCTAGCCAATAACCTTCCCTATGCAATGGCTATAGAATACGGGCATTCAACAAAGAAGGCGCCCCAAGGAATGGTGCGGAAAAATGTGGCTAGATTCCAAACCCTAGTGGACGAAGAAGTTAAGAAGGGTAGGTTATGACGTATAAGATTGACACGGCGCTACAACAGGCATTTATGGACGGGGCTTTCGGCCTACCAATAGCCTACGAAAATAGGGACTATAATCCATTGCCGGGAACGCCATACGCCGCCCTTTACGTTATACCAAACCAGCCCTCAGTAAACACTCTGGGCGATGGCGGCCAAGATTTAATAACGGGGATTATGCAAGTAGACCTCAATTACCCAGTCGGTAGTGGGACGGGGGTAGCCAAACAGATGGCGACCACCATCCGAGATTACTTTAAGGCGGGGACAGTTTTTACTTTCTCAGGGCAAGACGTTTTTATTGTTAGCTCTGGGCGGGGAATTGGCGGGGATGTAGATTCCTTTTACAGACTATCAAATACAATCTTTTGGCAAGCAAGGGTAACCAGACCATGACTATAGCAGCGGGCATCAATAAAACAGTAAGCATCAAAAAAGAAGTCACGTGGGGCACTGCTCCAGCGGCGTCCGGCGCTCAAGTTATGCGCCGGGTTGAATCCAACCTAGATTTACAGAAAGAGACATACCAGAGTAATGAGATCAGAGCAGACGGACAGACCGCCGATTTTAGGCATGGCGTCCAATCTGTAGCTGGTAACATTAAGGGCGAGCTATCTGTAGGCACTTATAACGACCTCTTTGCGGCTGCATTGCGCCAAGACTTCCCGGCTCAAGTAACCACGGGTGCGGTTATCATCATCGCAGTAACGGGCACTGGCACAGCTTACACTCGATCAGCCGGTGACTTTATTTCTGACGGCTTTAAGTTGGGGGATATTGTAGAGGCAACAGGCTTCACCGAAGCCAATAACAACAGTCACAGAGGCATGATTACAGCCCTAACTACGACTGTTATGACCGTGGTTACACTGGATGGCACTGTCCTTACTGATGAAGCCGAAGGCGATAGCGTTACACTGTTAGCAGTTGGTAAGAAAGCCTCCGCCGCTGTCACTAGCCAGACGGACGATTCTTTCTCTATTGAACATTGGTTTAGCGATGTGGCTCAGAGTGAAGTATTTACCGGCCTAAAACCTCAATCTATTGCGGTCGGATTACCTCCTTCCGGGATGGCTACCGTTGATGTTGCCTTTATGGGCAAAGGCGTTAACACTGACACATCCCAATACTTTACTAGCCCGACAGCAGCCGGTGGTGATGCGGTGCTATCTGCGGTTAATGGCTTGGTCTATGTTGCCGGTGCTGCGGTTGGCCTTATTACTGGGATGGACTTTACTATCTCGACCGGCCTATCTGCGGAGCCTGTTGTGGGTTCTAACCAATATCCCGCCGTATTCAGGGGTCGTGTGTTGGTGGAAGGTAATATGTCCGTCTACTTTGAAGATGCGACATTTAGAGACATCTTTATCAACGAAACAGAAGTCTCTATTTATGCCGTGTTTAAAGGCAGCTCTGCCAAAGACACTCCGTTCACGTCTTTTGTTATGCCTCGCGTTAAGGTTGGCGGGTCCTCTAAAGACGACGGCGAGAAAGGCTTAATCCAAAGCGTTCCATTTACTGCTCTGCTTAACACTGCGGGCGGTGCAGCGGTTAACACTGAGGAAACCACTATCTCAATCCAAGATTCGGCGGCTTAATTATGGGAATGGAGAAGTTTTTTACTCGGGAAAAAGCGAGTGAGGGCCGAAAGGTCTTCCTCGCGGACCCAGCTACAGGCTTATTAACCAAAGACTGGCTTATTATCCGGTCAGTGTGGTGCGATGAATTCCAAGCAGCCAAAGAAGCAGCGGTGCAAGAAACATTCGCTGAGGCTATGGAATCGAGCGCAGAAGAAAAACAGGCTTTAAGCGATAAGAGGAAGCTGTCTCTTGTTGCCTCTCTTGTTGGAGGCTGGTCCTTTGACGAAGAATGCACAAAAGACAATGTTATGGGATTCCTCCGGGAGGCGAAGCAGCTCGTTAACCAAATCGATGTAAAGGCGGCTCAAGATAAGTTTTTTTTCGGGAAAGCGTCCAAAGATTCCTAAGCTGGTGTGAGGGTGAGATCGCCCTCCTACAGGCTCCGCAAGGCTCCACGGATGGGGTGACAATAAAGGGGCACTTACAGGCAGTATGGAAACACACAGGGCGCAAACCTAAAGAGCTAGTTGACCATGGAGACTGCCCAGCGGACATGGATTACCTCTGGGCTTGGTTTTTGGAAATAAAGCCTCCGTTAACTTATACAGAGATGGCCCACTGGCAAACCCTAACCGGCAGGAAGTTAAAAGTCTGGGAGGCTACGGTTTTAATGCGGATTAATAGGTTGTTACCATGACAGAGCGCGCTAATTTAGTCCTCGGGGTTGATAGTAGGCAAGTAAAAAAGGGCCAAAAAGACCTAAAAGGGCTAGAGAAACAAGGCAACAAGACAGAGAAGGCCACAGACCAACTAGGTCAGGCTTTCCGGCGTATCGCTGGGCCCATTGCTGTGTTTCTTGGGACCAAGCAAATACTGGCGGCGGCGGACGCTTGGACCTCTCTTGGTAACAGGCTCCGGCTGGTAACAGACTCCACGGAATCACTAGCGGCGGCTCAGGATAGCGTTTTCCAGATTGCTCAGAAGGCCCGCCAACCTCTCGAAAATGTAGCAGAACTTTACCAACGAATAGCAACCAACCAAGACGCGCTCGGTATATCCGGCGAACGTGTGGCCGGTGTTGTCGATACTATCTCCAAAGCGGTGGCTATATCGGGTACGTCTGCAACAGCAGCTAACGCGGCACTGATCCAGCTTGGTCAAGGTTTTGCAGCGGGCACACTCCGAGGCCAAGAGCTTAACTCCGTACTAGAGCAAGCTCCAGCACTAGCGCAAGCAATAGCCAAGGGCTTAGGGGTCGAAATAGGCCAATTAAAGGCATTGGGCGAAAGCGGTACATTGACAGCTAAAAACGTCATAGACGCCTTAGAATCACAGGCTGATAGTGTTAACGCCCAATTTGAGACTATACGCTCAACCGTTTCGCAGTCCTTTACCGTCTTAGGGAACAGTATGACGCGGACCGTCGGATTGCTGGATGAGGCGACCGGGGCCAGTGGTGACTTTGCTAATAGTATTCTAGGCATATCGAAATTCCTAGATAGCGGGGCTTTAACTGACGGCATCTTGGACGCGATGTCCTTATGGCGGTCCAGTATCGACGCCACTATTTCATCCCTTGGTGATACCAGCGACGAAATGGAGCTGTTGGGCGATATTGGCGGCGGTGTTGTAGACACAATCATTACAGCCTTTAAGCAATTACCCGTCAACATCCGGGCCTTAATGCAGATTGTAGGGACCGAAATTGCAGACACATTTGCCCGAGGTGAAGTCCGGGCTACCTTTTTCGCGGACGCTGTAGCAGCCATTTTTAACGACGACACGGTAGACGCCGCTCTAGCCCGTAGGCGTGAGTCTATGGAGCGATTGGATGAGGTTAGGCTAGATAGCCTTAGCCTTATTATTCAAGAGCGAGACGCCATTCTAGAGGTCTCTGCCGTTGAGTCAGCTCGGCGCGATTTAGCTAGAGCAGCCACAGAAGATGAACGCAAGGCTAGAGAGGCTAGGCTGGCAGCACTGAGAGCAGATGCAAAAGGGGTCAGCCTTGGCGGTGGCGCCTCTAAAGATGAGTTGGCGGCGGCTAAGAAGCTCCAAGACCTAAACGACCGGACCTTGGAAAGCCTAACAAAACAAAAGGCTCTGTTTGGTCAGACTGGAGAGGCGGCGGAAATCCGCTACGAGGTGGAGCTAGGGGCTTTGTCCCAGCTTAACGACCTACAAAAGCAGCGCCTTATTCAGTTAGCTGTAGAGCTGGACGCTCTAGAAGCTCAAGCCGAGTTTGCCGAGAAGGTCCAAGAGATTATTGACGAGGCGATGCCGGACGCCGAGAAAGAGATTGCCAGCCTACAAGAGAATATTCTGATGCTGGGCATTGCCTTGGATGAGGGAAAAATATCTGTAGACCAATACGCTACAAGCGTAGGTCAGATTAAGGGCCAGATAGCCCAAGTTAAAGAAGAAAACGACGAATTCGGGAAGCAACTAGCGGAGCTTGGCGACGAGATAGACGACTCTCTTATGACCGGCATTACTAACGCCATTGGTGGGGTAGAGGACTGGGAAAAAGCCTTTATCGCCTCAATCGCTAAAATACTCATCCAGTTGGCCGCGCTGAAGCTACAGCAATCAGGGTCCACACTCTTTGGGGCAGACTCAGGCGATGGTCCCAGTATTGGTGGCTCTATTATCAAAGGCTTGCTAAGTTTTGACGGCGGCGGCAATACTCCGAGCGGGCCACGGTCTGGCGGAGTAGATGGGAAAGGCGGCTTTCTTAGCGTAGTCCATCCAGACGAGAAGATAATAGATTTAACAAAACAACAATCCGCCGGCGGCGCATCAAGTAATATTAGCTTTAACTTCCCGGGCGTTACAGATAGAGATACGGCTAAACGAGCGGGGGCAGATGCAGCCCGCAAATTCAACCAAATGACCGCCAACGCTAAGAGGTATAATTGATGGCATTTATAGAAGAGCAGCTTGCCATAGCCATAGATTATGGCTCGGCTTTTAGCGAGACGACGGCGGTGCAGATTACCACCACAAACGGCGGCAACGAATACCGGAGCCTCCGCCATCCTTATATGATAATGGAACATGATTTTGGTTACTCTCTGCGCCTAGATACTTGGATTATCTCGGAAATACTAGGCCTGTGGGCTCGATCTGGAGGGATGTTTGGTGGGTTTAGAGTGAAAAACCTTTCAGACTTTACGACCAATAACTACAAAGATGCGCCGACATACGCTGACCAGCTTGCGGTTCTTTCTTCCTCTGAGGTCTATCAGATTACGCGATGGTATGGGACAGAGGGCGGGTCAACAGCCATACGCCGCAGGGTGCTAAAGCCGGTAGCAGCAACCACGCTGGTCGGTATAACAAACCCCACTAATGGAAATATCCAAGTCCTTAACGACTGGACAGTGGACACCACCACCGGGCTAATAACTTTTACAGCGGACAATGCTGGCGTTATCACCGCTATAACTGCGGCGGCTTCTGCGGTTCTTACTGTTGGGGCCAATACCTATGCTGTGGATGATACTGTATATATATCCAGTGTTGTGGGAATGACGGAGATTAATGGACAGCGTGGAACGGTAACAGCTAGGACGTCTACCACTATTACATTAGACATAGACTCCACGGCTTACACGGCTTACACATCCGGCGGAGTAACTAATACCAGCCCACAGACCGGAGAAACAGTCAGGGCCGGTTGCGAATTTGACATTCCTTGTCGTTTTGATAGCGATCTATCCGGCGTTACTTATGCCAATTTTGAGACTTTAGGCGTATCCGTTTCCGTCGTTGAATTACTAAACCCTTAAGGCGGTATAGATGAAGTCCACAGTTGCAGACCCGGAAACTAGCGTAATGTGCGCCAGAATTGAAGCAGTAGACGGAACCATTCTCCGGCTCGCGGCTTATCCTCACGCCATCACCATGAGTAATGGCGACATATACCGGGCGGACTTGGGCTACCAGCCCACGTCCTATGCGGCAAGCACGTCATTCTCTCCCGATGTTATAGATTTACAAGGTATTTTCGACGCGGCAGGAATAAGCAGAACACAACTAACCTCCGGCATCTTTGATAATGCGAAAGCGTACGTTTTTAAGACCTCCTTCTCCGCTCCAGTTGTTGACGAGGAGCCAATAGGTAAGTTTCTTTTTGGTAAAACCAGACTCCAAGATGACCGCTATGTTATTGAGAAGATGCACTTAATAGACGCACTTAACGAGTCAGTCGGAAGGACGTATGGGCCTAAATGTCCTTGGACCTTGTTCGACGAAACAATAGACGGAGACACTCTTCCAGTCCAGAGGTCAAGATGTACAGGGCCAAGAGCAGCTCCAGACGGGCCAGCTTTAGCCGACTTTCTAGTTTCGGGTACGGTGACAAGCGTTACATCGAGTAAAGTCTGGGCGGACTCAGGTCGAGCTGAGGCTGTTGGGTATTTTGACTATGGCTCAGTTTTGTGGCTAACCGGCAACAACGCGGGGCTCAGGTCTCAAGAGATAAAAACACATACGGCGGGTGGTACAATAACCCAATATATGGCGGCATATTCCGCTATCCAAGTTGGAGATACTTATAATATGGTCCCGGGTTGTAATGGGGTGCGCTCCGGCGACTGTCTTACTAAATATAGTAATGTTGTTAATTATGGCGGGTTTGCCGACCTAGTTACATCCACGGCCTACAGCAAGCATGGAAATAACGGCCAATGATGCAACAGAAAGCAATAGAATTAGCCAGAGACTGCATAGGGACTCCGTTTAGGCATCAAGGGAGGGTCCCGGGCCTTGCGCTGGATTGCGCTGGGCTCTTGGTTCACGTCTTTAATGGGCTGGGTTTAGCCTGTAATGATGTGAAAGGCTATCCGCGACGACCATACGAGGGTCTGTTAGAAGAGGCTCTATTAAATCAGCCAAATCTGGTTAAGGTTGGAAAGTCAGACTTACAGGCTGGAGATGTTGTTTTGTTTAGAATCAAAAAGGAACCGCAACACATTGGCATTTTTACGGGCAGCTCCCTTATTCACGCCTATTACGCCACCGGGCGGGTAGTGGAGCAGAGCTTTAATTCTTGGAAGCACTGCCTAACTCACGTTTATAGGGTTGTAAAATGACTGACAGTATTAGCATTGGGTCGGTAGTTGGTGGCGTCATTGGTGGCATTCTTGGCGGCCCCGGTGGGGCTTCTATCGGGATGGCTATTGGTGGCGCTCTAGACCCGGTAACAGGGCCAGATCAAGAAGGGCCTAGAATAAGTGACTTATCTGCACAAACGGCGGCTTATGGCGTCGGGCTGGCAGACATTGACGGAACCATTTCAGCGCTCGGTAATGTCTTTTGGGTCGAAAACGGCCAGATAAAAGAGGTTGTAACTAAAGAGGACTCCGGCGGTAAGGGCGGCGGAGGTGGTGGCGAAACCACAACTTATACTTATTTCGCTACGTTTGCGGTAGGGCTAACCGACCACCAAGTGGACGGGCTCCGGCGTATATGGGTGGGCGCTGACTTGGTAGTAGACACAGGCGCCACTGATGTCGGGACGTTGATCGAATCGGACAAGATATTCCCTTTGGCTCCACTTTATAACAGTGGAAACATAGACACGCTAAACGGCGCACTAGAAGCAACGCCAACGCCGGGGCCAGATGGAGAAATAAGGCTCTATGTTGGGAGTGACTCACAGAGTCCAGACCCAAGAATGGAGGCAGACTTAGGGGTGGGGAATTGTCCAGCCTATAGAGGAATGTCTTATATCGTTTTGTATGACTGGCCCTTGGCTAGACATGGGAACTCTATTGCTGGCGCACAAGTCAAAGTGGAGCTTATTAGCAACGCGACCGACGAGGTTGCAGTTAATATAAGCCACCAGCAAATAGAAGAGAGCTATGGCATTTATACTGGAACGTCCCATAACGCCTACTATCTAACCGCAGAAAGCTCTATTTTACACAACGAGACAACAGACGCGACGAGGGCATATCATTGGACTAATGTTGGGCTGGAGCAGAAAATTCCCACGGTTAGCCTCCTTGGTGGAACCGTCATCTCATCCCGCTCGGTATGCCATGGTGATGAGCCCTATTTACTCCCTATAACTTGGAAACCATGGCTTGCTGATTATGGTGTAGGAGACTCTTTTTTCGGCAGCTCGGGCCGATTGGTCTATAAAAACAACACTCTTTATGGCTACAACAACACATCTAATAAAATATATAAAGAATTACAATTTAGCCTTCAAGAGGCTTCGGTGGCTTCTAGTCCACTTGCTATGGCTGTAGATAATAGCGGGACCGCCTATGTTGTAAGAAACAGCGCCGTAGACCTTTATGACACGGACTTTGTTTTAATTAAAACCATAGATACCACCACGCTTTTTTCTGGGATTAATTACACCCTTCAGGTCAACCGCGCACATTTTGACGATTCCACCGGCCTCTTGTGGGTTGGGGGTAGCCCCACCAACGCTCCAACAACGTTTTGGGGGCTTGACCCAACCAACGAAACGGCCACCGGCCAAATTGATATAGGCTATCTAGAGGCTACCGCTAGCTTAGAGCGGAATGATTTCTCCGTATCAGGGCAAATATTAACCCGATTTACCGGCCATATTACTAGCCAGACCTACAGCTCTATAGAGCATTGGAAGTTACCCAACATATCAACTAGCACAAAACCTCTCTCTGATGTGGTGTCCGAGCGGATGGTCAGGTCTGAGTTAATAGAGTTAGCGGATATTAATGTTTCCCTTTTGTCTGATACGGTCCGAGGTTTTAGAACGTCTGGCATTCAGTCCATTAGGTCATCGCTCCAGCCTTTAGCCGATGCCTATCAGTTTGACGTAATCCCGGACGGCTATCAGATTAAGTGCGTACCACGCGGACAGGCTTCCGTAAAAACGGTGGATTATGACGACCTCGACGCAATAGTTGGACGGGGTGTTGGCGGCGTGATTATCGACCACCAGCGCGAGATGGACAGCGAATTGCCGCAGCGTGTAATTATTAAGCATCTAGACGACGCAAGAGATTACGATATAAATCAACAAGACTCGCCAGACCGCCGATCTTCTGCGACAGTCCATATTATGGAGCTAGATTTTCCAATCGTGTTTACGCCAGACGAGGCGGCGGGATTGGCTGAAATTATCCAGTATACCCAGTGGGTAGAAAGGGACTCTTATTCGTTTACCTTGCCACATACTTATAACGACCTACAGCCAGCGGACGTGATAACGATTGTTGCGCCATACGCAACACTAGAGCTTAGATTAACGGCTATTGGCTACCTTGACGACGGGCGGCTAGAGGTTGAAGCTGTTGCGAACGATTCCGCCGTATATACTCCAAACGCGGTAGGCGCCACAGGGACTGCTCCCACCGGAACCATCGCGTACTCTGGGGACGCTATTATGACTCTCTTGGACATCCCTTTGGTTAGGGACCAAGATGACGGCTATGGCTATCCGGCGGCTCTATGCGGAATTAGCAGCACTTGGCCGGGTGGGGTTATTGCTCGGTCCAATGATGCCGGACAGACTTGGAAGCCCATTCAAGGGTTTGGAGCGTCTGTTGTGACTGGATTGGTAGATGCGCCTCTAGCGGTACACGCTGGGGACGTGATCGACCGGGATAGCTCTTTGATTGTTGACCTTTATAGCTCCGGAATGACACTCTCATCTGTTACCGAGGTGCAGATGATGACGGGGCAAAATTGGTTCGCCTACGGTGTCGATGGGAGATGGGAATTATGTAGGTTTGTTAATGCTACACTAAACGCTGACGGCACTTACACGCTAGACACGCTAGTTAGAGGACTAAAAGGAACAGAGTGGGCCACCGGGCTGCACGAAGATTACGATACGTTTGTTTTTCTATCCGACGCTGATATAGCCTTTATTAACGCTGATGTTAACTATCTAGGGGTGGACCGTATCTATAGAGGACTGACCACAGCGCAAGATATAGACGCGGTGTCAAATACTGCTTTTAGTTATGATGGTGTAAACCTTAAGCCATTATCTCCAATCAACACAACCGGCGTCCTTAATGCTACCGATTGGGACCTCTCATGGACAAGGCGCTCCAGACTATCTACCAGTTGGTGGACTACCGGCGTAGAAAGATTAATTGGGGAAGCCTCGGAGTCTTGGGAGATTGATATAATGAACGGGGCGACAGTGGTAAGAACACTAACAGCGGTAACGAATGCAGTAACTTACACAAGCGCCGACCAGACGACAGACTTTGGTGGCAATCAATCAACCCTTACGTTTAGGGTCTATCAAATATCAGCCACGGTCGGACGGGGCTTTGTTTCAGAGGTGACAGTTTAATGGCAACCACACCAATTTTAGGTATAACAGAGCTAGCGACGGGTCAGGTCAACCAATATTTAACGGCTAACGCGGCTTTTCAGGCAATAGAAAGCTCCACTAATGACTTCCTTTCTGTTGACTTGTCTGCGGGTAATGTCGCACTGACCGCAGCACAATATCGCGGTTATGTGTTGTTTAGAAGCTCAGGCAATGCTGTTGCCAGAAACTTAACGCTTCAGGCTATT